GGTGATTATACCCTCTTCCCGTACACTCGTGAGAATCGAGCTACACTACCTAAAGGTGGTAACGACTCACCTCTCAGTACCCCGTTAACAGCCATGTTCACAAACCCATTCATAACTGGTTGAGAGGAGTCTTTCGACTTATTCGGACGCCCTAACTCTCGTTGGAGGAAGTCATTACCTGCGCCTCCAGCAAGTGCGATGACTTCTGAAGGGGGAAGATTGGCGCCGAGGGAGTGTTTGTCACCCTTCTTGACAAACTCCACTAGGGTCTCAAACCAGGGTGAAAAGGCAGTGTTCTCAAGCTGACTCAATGCGCGTATGATGTCTACCCATGCATTCCATTCACTAGGAGAGTACATCATGCGCTCATATGACATGATGCTCCCTAGTGTCCGGCAAACTGAAGCCATCCCCCCTAGATACCCATGAAGGTGTATTCGTTGAAGATAGGCTAAAGCTTTGCGTGTATACATCTGCTTATCAGGATGTGCCTCAAGCCCAAAGGAAGCTGCAACCTCGTGAATCGCCTCGGGGTCAGCGCCGATGGCGTCGAGAAAGAAGTCATCGCCTTGTACCGCACAATTGACAATCTTAAAGGCCCCGATCTCCTCCCCGTAAAACATTACGAGTAAGTTGATCAAGGAATCTACTAGATTTGTGCCTCCAGACCCTGACTTCATGGAAGATGGTCGCTCATCCCAAATTTTATTTGGGGTGATAAGAGTGACTTTGTTAGCCATAGACTGTGCTAAAGCCTTGCCAAGCTTTTCACCCTTATATAACCATTTTCCTATCACACTTCCGGCCAATTCAATGAGCGCCGGGCTTAGTGATGAATCGTAGGCAGAGTAATCCCCACCTATCACGATGCGATTGGCTGATTCAGCCACACGTAGCGCGAGCTGACAATCCTTGTCTATCTCAGGAAGATCTAGTTGAGCGACGAAGGGTCGTACTCCCCCCGGCATCTTCACCTCACGCAATTTCTCAATGAGTTGCGGGGTGAAAGTCTTCCAAATGACAGGTTCCGCTTTCTCCAATGCTATGACGAGCCGTTTCCTCTTCATCACATCGGACTTTTGCGCTAAACGTTTCGCAGCTATTGCATTCCAGGATACGGGATGTCCCTGTAATAAAGCTTCCTGGGCGCGTTGAGCACGCTCAACGATGTACTCAAACGCCGCCTGAGACTCCGCGCGTTTATCCGCCTTAGTATTCCCGTTAGGCTTCCAAGGATTAATATAATAAGGCGGCCCGGAGTTGGTATGCGTGTCCATGCCAGGTTGATCCACGGCGTGGGGGTTGACCCTCTCCCTATTTACCACGCTACGAATGGATTCCATCCTGATGGAGTTAGTTGGTACTAAAGCGACCAGCCGGTCGATCGCGCGCTTTAGCGCTCGTTGATCGAGGTTACTAAGACCAGGCTTATCTTTGTAAACCTCTGCCACTTTCTGTGGACCATCCTCACCCCAGGGTAGAAATACACTTTGGGGTCCAATATTCTTTAATTGGCCGGCTTCAGTATCAAGTAATAATTCACGAAATTGGGTACTCAAGCCTACTTCCTGTTTGTTGATCTGTTGCCAGAAGGATGCAACTAACTCCTCCCTCGGGATCCAAGTTCTGGTCTTCCCTGTTCTCTTTGACCAGAAAGGCGACCTCAGATCCTGAGTGCTGCCTGCGGCCTCCCTCGTTAGCCAGCTCCTTAACCGGACTAACGATGATTTGGATGCAATCAAACCGCGCCGATTCGCGTCGTAGAGCACCCTCCGCAGGGCTCTATACGCCTCTCGAGATAAAATAGTTTTCGCCCGAGCTCGGGACTTTGCTGGTCGATTCGGTTTGGCCCCAGCTTCACGTGCCATGTTCCATACCTCCTTGTTACAGAGATACATTCCTTACTCCAAC